GGAGTCATGTCAATGTGGAGTCAAGCAACTAAAAATAAACAAGAACAACAAAAGATGCTTCTTGCTAGAGATAAGTTTCAAATGGCAGAAGTTGGTAAAGCTAGAGAGTTTGACAATAAAGGATTTCAATGGACAAGAAGAATTATTGCATTAACTGCAGTCTTCTTTATTATTGCATATCCTAAACTTGTTCCTGTCTTTACAGATGTTGGTGTTGTTCTTACATGGACAGAATTTAAAGGTGGCTTCTGGTTCTTAATAGATAAACAAGAAGTCTATATGGATAGATTATTTAATGGTGTAGTTATTACACCTCTTGATACACACTTAATGTCAGCTATAATTGGTTTATATTTTGGTGGGAGTTTAGTTAAGAAATAATGGCAACACGTAAAAAAAGCAATATGAAAGGTATTACTATTGGTAGTGGTAATAAAAGACCTACTAAACAAGGTGCTGGAATGTCAGCTAAAGGTGTTGCTAAATATCGTAGACAAAATCCTGGTAGTAAATTAAAGACTGCTGTAACAGGTAAAGTTAAACCAGGTAGTAAAGCTGCTAATAGAAGAAAGAGTTACTGTGCAAGATCTGCAGGACAAATGAAGAAGTTTCCTAAAGCAGCTAAGAATCCTAACTCAAGATTAAGACAAGCAAGAAAGAGATGGAAGTGTTAATTGGCAAAACTTTGTGCAAAAGGAAAAGCTGCAGCTAAAAGAAAATTTGATGTATATCCATCAGCATATGCAAATATGTATGCATCAGCAGTATGTAGTGGCAAAGTAAAACCAGGTGGTAAAAAGAAAGTTAAGAAAGCTAAAGGTGGTGGCTTACGTGAATGGGTAAAAGAAAGATGGGTAGATATAGGAGCACCTAAGAAAGATGGTAAGTATCAACCTTGTGGTAGAAAATCTACTAAAGGTTCTAAACGTAAGTATCCTAAATGTGTTCCAATAGCTAAAGCAAATAAAATGTCTACATCTCAAAAAACATCTGCAGTAAAAAGAAAAAGATCTAAAGCTCAAGGTGTAGGTGGTAAACCAACAAATGTAAAAACATTTGCTGCTAAGAGTGGTGGTTCACTTCTTGTAGCATCTTGTTATGATTAAAGGTTAAACAATGGCAACATCAGGTACATATAATTTTAATTTAGATATAGACGAAGTAATTCAAGAAGCTAGTGAAATGATTGGTGGAGAAGAAACACTTGGTCATACTCCTAAATCTGCTAGACGATCAATTAACTTAATGCTAACTGATTGGCAAAATAGAGGTATTTGTTTATGGTCTATAAATACAACTGTAGTAACTGTAGCTGATACAGTAGCTTCAGTATCTTTATCAGATTCTACAATAGATGCATTAGCTATTACATATGCAACAAGTGTATCAGGAACTGATATAGCATTAGAAAGAATATCAAGAGAAGAGTATCATAACTTACCTAATAAAAATCAAGCAGGTAGACCAACACAATATGCTGTACAACGTGGTCGTAGTAATCCTACTGTAATGTTATACCCAACTCCAGATACTTCTACTGGTATTTTAAATATAGAAAAGTTTAATCAATTAGAAGATGTAGATAAATCTGCAGGACAAAATGCAGACATGCCTAAAAGATTTTTACCAGCATTAACATGTGGTTTATCATATCAACTAGCAATGAAAAGACCTGGTATTCCAATGGATAGAGTACAAATGTTAAAAGCAAACTATGAAGAAAAATTAGGATATGCTATGGAAGAAGATAGAGAAAGAGCAAGTCTTTATATTAAACCTAAGTTAGGATATATCTAGTGGCAACTAATCGTAATGCAATGGCTATGTGTGATTGTTGTGGTTTTGTATATCCACATAGAACAATGCAATTAAATAGTTATGATATGTTAATTTGTTCAACATGTTTTGAAGGTGCATATGATTTAAAAAACCATCCACAAAATAAAATACCAGATGTAAGAGATAACCCAGTAATTCAAAACCCAAGACCTGATACAGGAGGTAGAAACTTAGACTGGCAACAAGCTAATTTTGATTGGGATGATTCTACAGTACGATATTGGAGTAACGCATGAGTACATTAACAAGCAAACAAATATCACAAACATATAAACAGTTATTAAAAGTAAATGTAAGTGCAGATACTAATACTGGTGTTACAGGTGATTTACAACAAGTACAAACAGGTGATGGTACTAATTCAGCATTACAAATATCTACAAGTGTAATACAAGTTGCAGGTAAATTTGGAGTATCAGAAGATGCTTCAGTATCTGGTGATCTTTTAGTAGGCAGTAAAGTATGTGCTTCAGCATTTTATGGAGATGGATCTAATTTAACTAATGTTCCTACATCAGGAGATGTATCTGTATCTACATTACGAGTTACACATAATGCATCTATTGGTGGAACATTATCTGTAGTAGGTGCTGTAGGATTTAATAGCACAGCTACAATAGCAGGAGCTACACATCTTCAAAGTACTTTATCAGTTGGTGGAGCTACAAATTTAGCATCTACTGTTACAGTTGTAGGAGCAGGAACATTTAAAGATGATGTATCAGTTTCAGGTAATGTTAATATAGGTGGTACAACAACTATTGCAGGTGCTGCATCTATAGGAGGTGCTTTATCTGTAGGTGGTGCTGTACATTTAGGATCTACTTTAACAGTAGCAGGTAATACTACTTTAACAGGAACACTTGGTGTAGGTGGAGCTGCTAACTTTGCAAGTACTGCAACAGTAGAAGGTGCAACACACTTACAAAGTACACTATCAGTTAATAGTGCTGCAACATTTAATAGTACAGTTACAATAGCTGGAGAAACACATATAAAAGATGATGTTTCTGTATCAGGTAATGTAAACATTGCAGGTACTGTAACAATCGCTGGAGCTAATGTACAAGCAGCAAATGCAAAAGTATGTGCATCAGCTTTCTATGGAGATGGTGCAAATCTTACAAATGTACCTGTAGCAATAACAGGTAACATATCTGTTAATAATGCTACAATAGGTGGCACACTTTATGTAGGAAGTACTCTTACAGTTGTAGGCAATGCAACATATGATGGTGATGTATCAGTCTCTGGTGATGTAAATATAGGAGGTCATACTACTATTGCAGGTGCAGTAAGTATGGGTAGTACATTAGATGTAGCAGGAAATACATCTGTAGGAGGTACTTTAAATACAACAGGTAAAGCAGAATTTGAAGATGATGTATCTGTATCTGGTGGATTAGTAGTTGGAGGAACAGTAACCATAAGTGGTGCTAATGTACAAGCTGCTAATGCTAAAGTATGTGCTAGTGCTTTTTATGGTGATGGAGCTAATCTTACTAATGTACCTGTAGCTATATCAGGAGATATATCAGTTGATAATGCTACAGTAGGTAGTAATCTTTATGTAGGTGGTACAGTTACAGTTATAGGTAATGCTACATTTGATGGAGATGTGTCTGTCTCAGGAGATATAAATGTTGGAGGACATGTAACTATAGCAGGAGCAGTTTCTTTAGGAAGCACGTTAGACGTTGCAGGAAATACATCTATAGGTGGTACATCTAATATAACAGGTAAAGCAGAATTTGAAGATGATGTATCTGTAAGTGGTAATGCAGTAATAGGTGGAACTGCTACAGTTGTAGGAGCAATGTCAGTTGGAGGAGCTTTATCAGTAGGTGGTGCAGTTAATTTATTATCAACAGCTACAGTAAGTGGTGCTGCAGGATTCTTAACTACAGCTAGAGTATCTGGTGCAACAACTATAGGTGGTACATTAGATGTTGCAGGTAATACTTCATTAGGAGGTACTGCAGTTATAACTGGTAATGCAACTTTTGATGGTGATGTTTCAGTATCTGGAGATATAAATGTAGGTGGTCATGTAACTATAGCAGGTGCTGTATCATTAGGAAGTACACTTGATGTTAATAGTAATGCATCAGTAGGTGGTACTACTAAAATAACAGGTACTACAACTATCACAGGTAATTCAGGTTTCTTAGGAACTGTTAGAGTATCAGGTGCTACTTCATTAGAAGGTGCAGTAATTATAGATGATACACTTACAGTTACAGGAGCAACACATTTACAAAGTACAGCTTCAATTAATTCTACATTAAAAGTAGGAGGTACTACAACAATAACTGGTAACTCTGGTTTCTTAGGAACTGTAAGAGTATCAGGTAATACAAGTTTAGAAGGTCAATTACAATTAACTAAAAGTGCTGCAGCAGTTGTATGTGCAACAGCTATTAATGGTGTAACATCTGTATCATTAAACTTTGGTGCATGTCAAAACTTTAGTACAACAGTTACAGCAGCTCATACTTTAGCTCAACCTATTGGTTGTCGTGATGGACAAACAGGAAGTATTTTCTTGACACAGAGTGGAGGAAGTGGTACAATGGCTTATCACGCAGACTTCAAGTTTATAGGTGGTACAGATCCAACCATGTCAACAGCTAATGGTGCTGTAGATAGATTAGATTACATAATAGTTTCTGCTTCAAGTGATGGAGTAGGTGGAGATATTCAAATGATAATTTCACAGGCATATGCATAATGGGTGTATTTCAAAATAATTTAATGGGAGCTGCAGCAGCAGCAGCAAGTGCAGGTAGTGATTTTTATGACCATCAAATAGCTAATAGCTGTAGGTTTGATGGCTCTAGTTCAGAGTTAGATAGAACACCAGGTAGTGCAG